AGGGAGATCACCACCTTCGCCGAGGTGCCTCTCGTGCCGCCCGTCGTCGTTCCGCCGCTCACCTTCTCGCAGGGAGCAGGTCCTGCAGCTGTTCCCAATCCCATTCCCGTTCCCATTCCAAGTCAACCTATCCCGCCCGGAGGCATCAAATGATTCGATACAGCTTCTCTGACCTCACGTTCAATGCACGTCGGTGGGGCGACGGCATCGGTGCCCGAATCAGCTTTCCCAACGGATATTCTGCGTCTGTGGTTCGTGGCACGGGCACTTACGGCGCCGACGCGGGGCTCTACGAGCTCGCAGTTCTCCACGGCGGAGAGATCGTCTATGACACTCCCGTTTGTCACGACGTTCTCGGGTACCTCACGGAGGGCGACGTCACTGAGCGCCTCAACGAGATTGCCCTTCTTCCCCCGAGAGGAGCTCCGAGCAACTGATGACACGGACGGCGCCGCCCGGGTCGACCCTCTACGTCTTTGGACGCCACGAGTTTCTCGTACAGGAGGTCTTCACGTCTGGAGACTCTGTCGTCTATGTGGGCTTGATCGGCGGCGTCCACCGTGCCTCCGTGGTGGGGGAACACGTCACGACCTCGCGACAGGAGCCGCACCCGTGAAGCTCGATCCTACGCCCGGTGACCTCGTGTTGTGGCACACTCCCGACGGTTCCTCCGTGCTGGGACTCATCGTGCACGAGGAGACGGGCCACGGCGGCGGCGCGACGGGGTGGTTCAGGGTGTTCGCCACGGTGGGCGGTCGATCGAAGAAGTTCCTCGCGCGTGCGGGTCACGTGGAAATACTGGTGGACAACTGCACGTGATCACTCCCAAAGAGCTCATGGAGACCGGTCCAAAGGTGGGAGAGCTCGTTCGAATGGACGGCTGGGTCCGCCGGATGATTGCAGACTATCTTCGTCTGACTGACGTTCCCGTCCCGCCCTACGAGGCCCCCGCCGTGGCACGATTGTGTCGCGATGAAATAGCCGTGGTACTCGACGTCGCGGTCGTCGAGGTGTCCGACGGAATCTTCTATGACAAGTACTACAGGATCCTCGGGCCCAGCGGCGTCGGCTGGGTGGGATCAAACTACCTGGAGTCTGCAGAGGCCGACGTGTGAGATGCAGGAGGTGTCGCGTGGGTCCGCCTGGGAGGACCCGCAAGCGACACCGCTGACATCGAATCCGTCGCAAAAAGCAGCTTCTTGATCGCCTGTAAATAATTTTTCATTTCGGACCTGAAAGGTCCTCAATTTGAAAGTGAAATCTTCGACGCGCCGATATCTATTTTGTGAGAGAGATCGGTGAAAAAAAGAAGCATCCGCGTCCGAAGCCCGGCGACCTCGTGATCGTCAATTCTGCGAATGACTTCATAAATGTTTACACTCCAGGAGAGAAATTTTCTTTCGCGAGTGTGTCCTTCACGGCGATAAACGGGGAGATGGGAGTCGTTCTTGATTATGCGTCGGACGAGTCGGGATCCATCCTTTATCACTATGTGAAGGTGCTGTTCCAGCGTGGGGCCGTGGGGATCGCCCACAGCGGTCTCATAAAGATACTCGAGAATATTGATTGACCAATCCAGTGTAAATTATGGCGCCAATTTAATATGATCGTTCTATGATCATTCCTGCGAAAGGTGACGCTGTCACCACAATCGTTGAGACACGAACATTTTCAGATACCGGTCTGAATAAGGGACTCACCGTCGCAGAGACCCTCCAGCCGGGCGTGACAGGAATTATAACAGGTGTGTATTCTAATGTCGCCGGTGACGGGCGCATTCTTTCGGTGTCTTTCGAAGTGGGAATCCGATTTGTCCACGAGTCTTGTCTTAAAGTCATCAAATGATCGTGAGGAAAAATGAATAATTTCTCTGTGTTGATCGAGGACCTCGGAGACGCTCGAATTAGAGAGCAAAAGCTCTTTGAAGCGCTGCGAGATCTTATCGATGAATTTGAAATCAACACACCCAACGAAGCGTTGAAAAATAGTCCGTGTTTTCAACGAGCTAAGCGAACGCTAAATGAGCTGTGTAAGAGTGAGGCTGTATAACGGAAGTCGAAGATTCTGTACTAATTGCGTCAGATGATTCGCGTTGCGCGAAATTTCTGCGGTGATACGTAAGCTCTCCTATAGATATAAAAATGAGCCTTCTGATTGGATCTTTAATATCCGCCTATTCTTTTGCAGGATTGATTTCTTGGTTAACCACAGCAGTAGAGAGCACAGGTGAGCTAACGCCCGAGACTTATTCGTACGCTTTAAAAGAGTTTTCTAGAAAAGGCTCACTTTATGAATTTATCGTGTCGCTATACGTTTTTATTCTCTGGCCTGTTCATTTAACGCTCAAGAAAGTTACAAGACAATGAGCTTACAGTACGAAGCCATGGGTGCCATCTTGTCTTCTTTGTCGCTCGAGAAAAGGGCGACAATTAAGGAGATTACAGCTCTTCTCCTAAAGCTTCAACTGTCGCAAGACTCGGTCGACGTTATCCTTGCAGCTCTCATTCTAGAAGTCGCCGAAAAACAATTCGTTGACGACGGTGGCGCGATCCCACCAGAGAGAGATTCTTCGGTCGATGCAATGAAGCCGCTGTTTGACAAAAAGACTACGAAGTCTAATTGATCACTTGCAGCCTGCACCGAGTGGCTCTCTGTTTTTCTTCCCGTGAATCTCGTAGACTTCTTTCAAGTCTCTCTTCGTTATGCACTTAGCGCCAGGCCAAGATCCATTCATGATGGATGCATCTCCCTCTTGATTGTCTTTCAAGCCCCACATGTGGCCGAGCTCATGCAGCATCGTCGTATATAGAACTTCTTCGCTTGACATTCTGTCTGCGACAACGGCAATGAATTTATACGCACAGCCCGTGAATGTGAACGCCATCACGTGTCTGTTTTGAGCCTCGAATTCCTGAACGACGGGATGGGAGGAAGTTATTCTTATGATGTAGAAGGTCTGGCGACAGCCTTTGGACCATGGATCCGGGATCTTTCCGTCTACTGCGAGGTCCATTTCGAAAATGTTCATCGTAGGAGAATCTCCCTTCATGATGATGTCGTAGTACAGGCCATCCTTTGCCTCTGGTGGGAGGATCATTATGTCGCCGCGGGTCTCGCTCATCCAGCTCAAGATGGCTTTGGTTATGATTGTCCCTTCGATTCCGCTAAAGTCTTCGGTTATCATGGCGTTCGAGCTTAATATGTGAGTTTTTTCAGGCTGCTGAGTCTCTGACGCGCTTATCACTCCAATGAACGACATTACAAAGGCTATTGTTGTAGCATATTTCCCGAACTTGCCCATTTCGACCTCCAGAAAGTGTATCTTAATTGTAACTAAGTTCTCAGAATAAAAAAAACGAAACTCGAAAAAACTTGCTAGAACATTTGTGTTACGCTGTAACACAAAGACCTACTTCTTAAATTTGAAACACTTTGATGTACATGAAGTACACTTAAGATAAAAGACGAAACAGTGAAAAAGATAGACATGTCAGAAGAAGACCTAAAGGTTAAACTATTTGATAGCTTGTTATCTGCATACAGCGTTTCTTCGGACACGATAAAGGCGTGGGGAGAGGCAGCACAGCTAGACAAAACTATAGAAGAGTGTGCAGAGCTAATCGTTGCTTTACAGCATTCACGCACGAGAACGCTTGATACGAGAATAGTAGCTAGCGAAATAGCTGATGTTCTTGTAATGGTGATGTGCGCGGCGCGTGTCATAGGCGTAGATCTTGTAACAGACGAAATGTCAAAGAAGCTAACCAGACTGAAAGGTAGACTCGATTCTATTAAACCGCAGGTTGATCTCGAAGACAGATACAAAAAAGCAGTTCAACAAAATGCGGAAATGGAGAGCAAGTACTACAAAGAGCTTGCTCGTTCAGAAGAATTGCAACGTCAAATCATCTTATTGCAAGATTCTCTTCCGACGATCAATCGAGAAGACGAGAAGATTGTAGACGGCCTGCTTTTAAATCAACGTAGAAATACAAAAAAGAGAAAATTGACAAAGCGGAAGTAGCTGTCCATATTTACTACATGCTTTACGTTTCTCTCTTTTTGTCTGGTGTCGTCATAGGATTTTTTGGATTAGCAGCCATTATCCACACTTTTAAATAAGCGTGACTTGGTAATATTTTATGATGTTGTGCAAAGTTTGTAGACAAAGAGTTATACTGAGTCTATGGTTGAGAAGAAAGACGGCAAGAAGATTATCCTCCCCGTGACCCTCGCTGACGTGCAGTTCGAGCTCGAAGAGGAGCGTGGCAAGCTCTCTGCTTTCCTCAACGGCCTCGCCGAGGACATCAGGGCTTCTTTAACGAAGTCCTTCAATGCGGCCGGCGGGTGCCAGACCTGCTGGGGTCGTGGTTGGGTTGTCGTTTGGGACACGATGGACATGATGGACGGGTCCTGTGCCGAATTCGGTTCATGCACCAATTCTCATTGTACTGAGGAGTCCCGCAGGAAGTCGGGTCTGCATCCTCGACACATTCGATACGACTACCGTCAGGGTGTCCGTGACCCCCTCAGCACGAGCGATGCCTACTGTTGCGTCGGTGGTCCTATTGTCAAGCAGCTCGATGACCTCAGCGCTGCCATTAGCGACTTGGAATATCAGCGTCGCAATATCGTGAAGGGTGATCGCGTCGTGGTGGTCCGGGGTCGTAAGGTGCCCATTGGCACCGAGGGCAGGGTTGCGTGGGTATCTTCAAACACCGGCGGCGTCCTTGTGAAACAAGAGGAAAATTGGCAAGATCGCAAGTCTGACGGTATCTGGGTGAATCCACGAAATCTCGAGAAAATTGCCTGAAATTAGGCTGTGTAATCTCGACAAAATGCAAGATAGGATAAGAATATGACCAATCCAAGCCCGAAGGCTCAAGTAGCAAATACCTTTCTCAGCCTTTTTGGAGAGGAGCACGAGGTCTTCGTCCGTGGCGAAAGGCTTGTTGCAGGCGGCTTATACATCACGGAAATTAACGTGGACGGTGACATTGTCGCCCGAGCGAGTCATCAAAGCTGGCGCAAATCATATATGATTTTGCGCAATAAAGTTGAAAAACTTTACGTTGACGGTCTCTCTCTCGTGTAATGTGTGTTCAAAAGAAGTTAAACTAAATTCATCAATTCAAGGAGCATCTATCTCATGTCGAACATGTCCATCAAGACTTTTCTCTCCGTGGCCGAAGTTCTTCCGGTCGAGACCTCAATCCTCCTCCGCGGACCTCACGGTATCGGAAAGAGTCAAGTGGTTCGACAAGTGGCGAAGTCTTTTGATCTCCCTGTGATCGACCGCCGCCTCTCTCAGATGACCGAAGGCGATATGGTCGGTCTTCCGTCGACCGACGGCGAGGTGACTCGATTCAATCCACCCGATTGGTATAAGCGTGCGTGCACCACTCCTGTGTGTCTCTTCCTCGACGAACTTAATCGAGCGACACCCGAGGTCATGCAAGCAGCCTTCCAGATCGTTCTCGATCGTGAGCTCAATGGCTGGAAGCTTCATTCTGAAACTCGCGTGTGTGCTGCAGTTAATGCTTCCGCAGCGTACACTGTCAACGAGATGGATCCTGCTTTGCTTGATCGATTCTGGACGATCGATCTTGAGCCTACCGTTGAAGATTGGTTGACTTGGGCCCGAACGGAAGGCGCGGATGAGCAGCCGCGAGTTTATGGAATTATTACTGACTTTATTGCGGGAAATGAAAAGTGGCTCGATTCGCCTAAGGACGCAGAGCCCGGGAAGGTTTCTCCAAGCCGTCGATCGTGGGAGCGTCTCTCGATGGCACTCGACAGTGCAGGCATTACTCAGCTCGATGAACCTGCGAACAACTCGCTTTTCTATCCTATCTGCCTTGGATATATCGGCACTGAAGCAACCATTGCACTCAATGGTTTCGTCAAGACCCTTGACGCCCAGGTGTCTGGTGAGCAAATCATTAACGACTATGACAAGTTTAAGAAGAAGATCAAGCGGCTCGGTGCAGAGAAGCAAAATATTCTTATCGACAAGGTCACGACTTATGTGACTAAGGAGCTGAAGTCGCTGAACGACAAGCAAGGCAAGAATCTTCAGAATTTTATGAATGATCTTAACGAGGAACACAGGGTTTCCTGCTGGTCGAAGATGACTCAAGGCAGCGGAACGGAAAATCTCGAACTCGCTAAGTCGATTCACAAGTGGTGCGTCGAAGGAATCCTCGCCTCGTTCGGTGTATCTGCCGACGCGGCTGTTAAGGCTCTTTCTGCGAGCAACGCAAAGAAGAAGGCGTCTACCTCTGACAAGTGAGCGTCTCTCGTGAGAGAATTTGATCTTCAATACTGGAAGGACAAGGCGTGGAAAAAATATGGCCGCGCCTTGTCTTCAGGCGAGGATCAGTCAAAGAAAGAAATTGAGTGGGCCCTTGAGGTTTTGTGCATAAGCGATCTGCACGTCATTAACGAGTGGTGCAAAAACAAGGGACTCAAAGTAGTTTTTGGAAAAATTTCTAACGGTAATTTCTTTGAAAGCGAGAAGAAGATAGCTGTGGCATCTTCGGCTCCTCCACGAACTCAAGTAATAATTCTTTTGCACGAGTGCGGTCATTATCTTATAGGAGGAGCTGATGACCACGAAAGATTTGGGATGGGTTATCCGCAAGTGGATCCACAAATCACAAAAACTTTTAAACACAGAATTTCTTGTCTTGAAGAAGAAATGGAAGCGTGGCATAGAGGTTGGAAACTTTCTAAGCGTCTTGGCTTGAGGATCGACAAGGACTCATATGATCAATACAAGCTAAAATGCTTAAGGTCGTACGTAAAATGGACACTCAGGCCAGGGACTTTCAAGCCAGAAGGAATCGAAGAATGAAACGTGATATTGTAACAATGTTCCTCATGGAGTCTGTGTTTCATGAGGCAGGTCTTGTTCCCATTAAGACAATTCACCACGATTACAATCGAATTCTTGCGAATCTCTCACCCGAAGATGCACGGACCTCGCGGCGAAAGTTTCGAAAGATGTGGCGGCGCACCGCTAGTCAGCTTATCAAAAAAAAGGTGGCAAGTAGATACATTAAGCAAACTCTCGGCATTGGTTCCGAACGACCCACGCGGTCTCAGAAGAACACACGTAAGACGATAGTGCTGGGCCACGTACTCGACAAGGTGGTAGTTCCCATGCGAAGTAAGTTGTATAAGTAAAGATTTTCCGCCCCGTGGGTTTGGGCGGAATTTAACGGAGGATCTACTGCGTACCACGCGTTGGCTCCACTATATTATGCGCAGGTGAAATCCCCTAGGATCACGGGGTCAGTAACCACGAGGCCGGTACGACCTGAAAGATGGGGGTCCGGCCTCACTCTTTGTTTCCATAGAATATTCGAAAAAATAATCAAAGGGTTTACACGTTTCGCATGTGTGATTAATCCATGTGTAAATCTAATAATCAAGGTGATAGGTTGAAAACATGAACGAAAACACGAAGTATTCATCGTCTGTGGTGCTCGATGAAGAAAAGAGTCAACTAGATGATTCCTTCGCATCTACTATGTCATCTCTTCCCACAGACAAGATTATCCCTCACCAAGGCCTCGCGATCGAGGTGGCCGACGGGGAGTGGATCCCCTCCACTCAAGTTCTGTGGCGATCTTGGACAGGACGGCGATCTGTGTGGGGCCTCGAGTGGCACGGGCCCGTGTTCAATGTGGATCGGGATGATTCGGTGCCCTATGCGGGGAAGCGAGTGTGCACGTGCACGATTTGTCAGGAACACGTCCACCCCACCGCGAAGCCCAACTGAGTGCAAACTCTCCTTCCGTCATGGTAGGGTATAACCATGAGGAAGATTCGCAAGGTTAACTGGACCCCTGAGGCGAAGATGGAGAAGAAGATCACTCCTCCCCACCCCCTCGTTCCGGAGCGGCCCCTCGAGGATTACATCAACCATGAATCCCTGAAGGCTGGTATGGAAATCGGCACACTGTGGTTCACCCACTGCCGGCTCTCGGAGGATAAGCGATGGGTGAACGCAGGTTACATGCCTCACGAGTTTCCTTATATCTCCTATTCCGCCTTCGGTAATCCCATGTTTCCTCCACAAACTCCTGCCATCTACATGGGAACGGTACGGGTAGAGGAGGAATCTCGGAACGGCAACCTCACTCGCGTTCTTCGCCACTCCTTCCTCATTGGCGGTCGACGGTACATCACCTACGATATCGGAAAATGCTTCTATCCGGCATGAGACAATTCAATAAATGGCTTCGTGGCGTCTTCGGAGGCTTGAAGCGGTGGCACAAACCTGCTGCGAGGAGATGGCCTGTGTACGAGGGCGGCGAACTGGTGGAGTACAACGGGAGGATGTACGTGATCCTTCAGCCTTCTCTTCGAGTTGCCGGACGACCAGGTGCCGGCCTCGGCGGCCCCGCCTGCTATTTGGCACTCAATTCCTTCGGCGTGATGGAATCTATCAACAACTGGGAAACTCGGAGGCTTCAGTGATCGCAGAGATAACGTTCGTGGCTTCCCTCGCAACTGCGGCAGGTGCCTACGCTCTGCACCGAAGGGGATCAACGTCTCAATCTCCTCTACCGGAAATTTCACCTGAAATTGAGGTGCAAGTTTTGGCGGAACGCAAGGTGGGTGAGGTGCTCATGTACCCCTTCGGACCTCACGTGTGTTTCCACGATTGCTATGCGGTGATCGTCCTGGGTGATGTGGGCGGGGGATTCTACCGTGTTCGCACTTTCCACGAGAATCCCAAGGAACTCGTTCTCCACACATCACAACTCTACACGAAATCGGAAATAGAGAGCAGATCACGATTAGTTATCGGCATATGATAGCTGAAATCCTACAATCTTTCCTCTTTGCGACCGCGGCGTACAGCCTCTTGGCTCTTCCTGCAGTATTTCTAATTAAGGAGTCTCACATCTCAACGATAGGTAAGAAACGAAAATAACCTTGATAGATACGCGCCAGAATAGTTCACTGGCTAGTGCTGTCGGGCGCAAATGAAGGGGATGAACACCCACCGAATCCTGATCCCCGGGAAAAACAGGGGAGGCAACCCTGCATGCCACACAACCGTGCAACTCGGTGCGCAGGGAAGTGTTCCACCACGCTGATAAGATAAGTCAAAAGGGCTTGCAGGTGGATAAGCTGCACTCCGCGGGAATGGCCTCCGCTGGGTGCAGTGATCTTTTTAAAGTCGAGACGTGTAAAGGTTCGTGCTAAGTGTAGTATATTAAAGAAGTTCCACACATGTGGATCCTATCAAACAACCCGCAAGGAGTTATTCATGAACATCAAGAACATCATCATCGCAACCGCACTCGCAACCACCACCTTCGCCCACGCAGACGTGTATGTGCACGGCAAGGGAACCAACACATACCAGCGCGGTCTCACGCAGGATTATGGATATTGGGGTGGTTATGCCACAACTAACGTTTCAGGTGCAAAGTATGCTTGGAACTGGGATGGTGATAGCGAAGTAATTACAAACAACACTGTTGTTTCTGCGTACAACTCTGCACTTCCTGCTTCATCTGTTGTAAGGTGTCATAGCGCAGGTTGCCTCATCACTGCTCGAGCAATTTACCTTTACGGTTCAGGTAAGTTTGCAAGAGTTGTAGCAGGTGCTTCTGCAGAGGGCGGCAGTGAGCTCGCATCCATTGGTTCACTAGGCGGTGCGATTGGCGGTCTCAACAATTCTCTCCGACCGAATGTTGCTCGTTCTTTTACGCACAACTCACCTGTTCTAACATATCACGGAGGTGGATCAAATTCATCCGCAGTTCCAACGTGGGGCCTGCTTCTCAGTCCAGTAACATCCGCAACCCTTCCCGGTGAAGATGATGGTGCTGTGGCATACCACTCCACCCTCGGTAAGGCAACCACTGGAACCTGGTGCGATACTGATTCTGTCTGGTACAATCCTGCAACATACGGTTGTACAGCATGGAACAAGGGCACGCAGTACAGTGGCCACGTTGTTAGGGAAGTTCAATATTGGGGACACTCGCCCTCTGCAGCTTTTGCTGCTCGTGGATGGTAAGACATGGTAACATTCAATCTCTTCATGCTGGGAATCGCCAACATCTTCGCATCGATCTTGATAGGAGCGATATTTAATCCCCGTGAAGCTGGTTGAAGGGGTAGATTACGAATGGGATGAGGAGGGGAATCTGGTGTTCTCCTCCTCATTTCTTTTGACCCGAGGAAAATGTTGTAAAAGCGGGTGTAGAAACTGCCCCTACAGTTTTCGAGGATATAATTACCCGCATGGCGAAGTTAACGGAAGAAGAGATCCAAGCGATCCGCGAGGCGAATGATGCCCACTACATCTCGATCCCCGGCGCACGGAATTGTGCCACACACAGGTTGAGAGTCGATACCTTGCGTAGTATGGTTCAACAGGAGATCACTGACAACTACACACACATGCTAGGTCCTATTCAGTTTGCTGAAGACTCCCTGTGGGGATTCATCCGCGAGGAGGTTGCTCTCCAGAAAGAACAGGGTCTGAAGAACCTGCACTCGAAGCACGAGCAAACAGTGGATTCGAAGCGCGTTCTGGAGATGATGGCTAAGAGCAGGGGTGTGATGCAATCGATCAAGAAGATCGATAACTCACATGAGCTCCTCGCGCTTCTCCAGGCGATTATTGATGCCTCAGGAGTTGCCGATAAAGGTACCGTGCTGAAGGCACTCACGAAGTTGCAGGGCCACGAGAAGAAGGGTTAATCATGAAGATCACAGAAGCGCAGTTACGAGAGATTATCCGAGAGGAAGTTATCAGGGAGCAACGCGAGTCAATTCGCCAAGAGATGCTCCGCGAAGGTTTGTTAGATGCGATCAAATCTGCTGTGGGTTCCGGCGATGATTCCGGTAGCAATGTGAAGGCTTCGGCAGGGTTCACAGCTATCGCGAAATTGTTCTCTGTGCTTGCAGAACGCATATCATCGGATGTTAACAAGATCCAAACTGCACTTCCTGCCTCTAAAGAGCCCACAGATGCAGTTGGAATTGCCCACGCTATTATCAACGGATTTATCTCGGGTGGCCTCGGATCCCTCGGGCAGATGAACAAAGATCTTGGACTGATCGCAAAGGCTTTCGAGGGAGCCGCAAAAACGGTGGATTCAGACCCCGAGGGAACGAAGAAGAAGCTCTGGAGTACTATCCAGAACAATCTCGGCAAGGCAACTTCTTCCGGCTGAGTGCAAATTGATCTCTCGCCGGTGTAGAATGGAACCTACAAAGCAACGGAGCGAGAGATGAGTTTTGATGATGTAATGATGGTATGCATGCTCGGCCTCGGCCTCGCTGTTTTCTACGCGGGGCTATACAAGTTCGGAGCATTCTACCACACTCACCAGATCGAAAAGTCGAAGGAAGTCTTCAAGGAAGGACTTCACAAGCCGCACTTCTTCGGAGATGGTCAATGAGTTCTGTATTTCGTCAACGCGCCATGCTCGCCGTGTTAGGCCTCGGTTTTCTCGGATTGGGATCCAGCGATCCTGAAAAGCGAGAACTGGCGATCCAGATGGTATCGTTCTTCGCTGTTACGTTACATGTGATTCCGTGAGGTGTAAAATCTCTTAAACGTAACGTATATTGTTTCTCACATGGAGGGTTACCCAAGTAGACAAAGGGAGAAGACTGTAAATCTTCCGGCTCCGCCTTCGTAGGTGCAAATCCTTCACCCTCCACTCAATTTCAGGAACGTTGGCCGAGTGGCTAATGGCAGCTGTTTACTAAACAGCCGTGGATAAAACCACCGCAGGTTCGAATCCTGCACGTTCCGCGAAAGAAAGATATCAATGCTGATAGGAATCCTCTTCTACACAACGTACATGCTCGTGGCCGCCTGCACCGCATGGGTATCTCAGACGGTTTTTGGAGCACACATATCTGCACATCCAAAAACACGAGATCTTGGGTTAGAATGGATCTCATGGCCGCTCGGCGTTCTCTCTGGTATTACGTGGCCTATCACTATTCCCGTTGCAATCATCATCGCAGGAGTTATGAAGTGAAAGAATCTAGAGTTCCAAAGGAATCGATCATGAAAGAAGATCGAGAAGAAGCTGCTCGTTTTTATTTTCATTCCCTCACGGGACTGCAAAATGACTGGGTCGAAAAGGGTGTCTGTGAAGAGAGCATGGATCCTGATACAGTTGCCCTGGCAGGAATCATCTCAAAGGTTAGGAGACATGCTTATCGCGAGGGATTTCTTGCAGGTACTGCTGCTCTCGTGAAAACAACTGAGAAGCTTAAAAAGAGATAGATCAATGAGCAAACCATTGGATCATTGGGCCTGGGTACGAACGAGCAAAGGGAAGAGTCTACACTGTGTCCCAGACGTTCTCAGCGAGACAGGGTCGTGGACTGATTCATTCGTCGAAGATCCCGGGATGGAAGCTGTCGCGGTATGTGGTCGTTCAACCAGATTCTACGCTCCCGGCATCTTCACACGGATGTATGCACCGCGGTGCGCTTCATGCTGCGACGCTCTCGGTCTGCAACATGGATACGGGACTCCGCGAAATGAGAAGCATGTATAATTATGGGAGAGGTGCACGATGAAGATGGAAGAAGCTCCTGCAAGACTAGTTGAATCTGTTGCAGAAGGTATGTGGTGTCTCATTAGAGACGTCTGGGAGCATGACTGGGCCTGGTGTATTAAGAATGATCCCACCACTGCCGATGAACTACGGCATCGGGCTCGCTGTGCCATTGTCCGTGGCGCAATCTCATCAGCAGGAGATCCACCTGCGAGACTTGATCTTGCTTTTAAGAAAGCATTCGTGGAGGGAAAATAATGGATAGATCTACTCTTTCTCTGTGGATTGTTGCAGGAATTGCTCTTTTAGTTCGGTATGTCCACCACAAACGTTGAGTGCAATCTCGCTTAGACAAGCAATACAATGACGTTATGCCAATCATCGTCATCCTCGTGCTTCCGTTTGTAATTGCATATTTTTCTCCTGCACTCGCTAAGATCTTGACCTGGATCTTGGTGCTTGGTTTTATTATTCCTTTTTTTACTTTTGCAGGCGGGACCTTCTTCTGGTCGATTGCAAATCTTTTTACAAATGCGCTGTTCCTAGACTGGAATGGCTGGTGGGGATTTTGCTTAATTGTCGGACTTCCTGTAGGCCTACTTGCGTCAAAGTGGGTGCTTAGCTAACTCATCCTCATCATGATCATCTACTCACGTGAACTCAAAGCTGGTGACATGTTCCTCGTGGATCCCCTGGGGGTTCCGCCCATCAACCGTGAGAATCTGAAACTCGATCTCTACTTCGTAATCGATGTGCGGCAGGAAGGCCGAATTGCACACGCGCGGTACCACTTCAAGATCCTGCGCATGGATCACGACGGATCACCGATGATCTTGGATTTATCTGCGGGCCGGAACGAGGTCTTCACGAAGGCTGCCATCCCGCTTAGGTTCCAGGAGATGGATCTGACCTTATCAGACCCTATCCCAGAATATTCTATTTAATTCGGGTGAGGTTTCCACCATCCCACTCCCACGATTAATCCTGAAAGATCGAATGTGATCTCTCCCAGTGCAAAGTTGGGGCGAGATGTTATATCCTGTAGTTGTTCAACCCACCAACTCCACGAGGTTTCTCATGATCCGCGAATGCATCCACTGCGAAGCCCCTTTCGATACCGATTCCCCTGCGAAGAAGCGCGCGGGCGGCCGCATCAACGAGTGTCCCGAGTGCACGGGTGAGGATGTTCCCCGGTACCTCGGTGTGGCCTCGGGTGACGGCAAGATGGCTTCCATTGCAATCCTAGCCTTCAACAACAAAACCGAGCGCGAGCAGTACAAATCCTTCTGGCAGAACAATTCCGGCCTCCATAAGGGCAAGGAGTGCCAGCTTGGTTCCCATCTCTCGGTGAACCCAGGAATTAAATTCCGCACTGTTACTCAATCAGGCGCCATGAATCACAAGGGCCGCCTATAGTTATGGCATGCCCATAAAGATCAAGAAGAGTGCTAAGTACTCAGGTGCAACCATCAAGACTCGTGCATCTGCACTGGGAGTTGGTGGTTTCATTTTAATGATTGCATGCTCGTCCGATAGGTACCTCGAACCTGTTGAGATTAATGCATCAGGCACAGGCTTTCAGCTCTCCAAGTCCCACAGGCCCTTCGAAGTGTGGGGATTCAACTATTTCAGGCGCCCGAGTACGTCTGATTCAACAGAGCTAATCCTTGAGGAATATTGGAACGATTACGCGCTGGTCCTCAACGATCTCTTAGAAATTAAGGATCTCGGCGCGAACACAGTTCGAATCCACTTGCAGTTCGGGAAGTTCTTTCCGAACAGTAATTTGGTTCCCGATTCAGCACAGCTGGGACACCTGCTCCAGTTTGTTACGATGGCAGAGAACGTTGGTCTCTACGTGCAGATCACAGGCCTCGGATGCTACTACACCTCGGTGAATCCCGCCTGGTACATGTCGCTTGGTGAGGATGATAGACTCACCGCACAGGAAACTTTCTGGGACACGATATCGTCCACCCTCAAGGGCAGGAACGCAGTTTTCGCATATGATCTAATCAATGAGCCTACGATACCGAATGAGGGAGAAACTCGCACCAACTGGCTCACTGATAGCAATTTTGGAGGATCTTACTACGTGCAGTACCTCGCTCTCTCGAGGAACGGTAGAACGCCCACGCAGATCTCCAAGGCATTCTTCGATCGAATGGTGGCTGCAATCCGCCAGCACGATCAGAAAACCCTCATTACGACAGGCATTATACCGATCACCAAGGGATGGTTCTATGGAGGCGGAACGGATGCGAGTCTCGACTTCGCAGATTTCCACTACTACCCGACATCCGGAGGAATGGAGAGCGAGATCGCTGAGCTGAACTCCCTCCGGACAACTTACGGCAAGCCCGTGAGTGTAGGAGAAACATCGAATCTGTTTGTGGGCGGCCCGCAGCTAGAGTACTTCATCGATAGCACTGCGGCAGCCACCAACGGGTACTTTGCGCACTACTGGGGTTGGCGCCCCGAGGAATACGAAGGAGTACCGGGGATCATACCTGCGATCGTGAAGCAACTCCTCTATGGATGGAGATCTTGGGGGCCGCGGCACCGTGCTCCCGCTGGGAACGAATTGAAGTACTTTTCGGCCGGGAAGTTCATGTAGAGCAATCGTGCAAAGTTTCACCTCCTCGATTTATAATGGAGGTGATGAAATCCTTCAACATCGATGCGTACACGCCCACGTATGATCCACCCTTCAAGCTTCCGAAGCGGGCAACGAAGACAGATAAGCTCAATCACGCTCGGGCATCACGAGTTCATACTGCCGGTCCATCGTATCGCAGTACGATTCGCGCGCCTGGAGCGGATCCGAAGAAGGTACTCGATTGGCGAACCCTCGAGCGCAGATCCTCTCAGTTGTGGGCGCAGTGGCTCGATGCGAACAACAAGTTCTGGGATGCGATTCGTTCCGCTCGGCGTGAGCGCGGTCTCGCACGAAACCAGGATCTCTACATCTTCGTGGAGCCTCAGTGGGTGCTGCAGTGCCACGAGGATGGATTCTCCCACCAGGATGCAGTGTACATCACCAATGAACTCTTAGCAGGGAAACGGAATCACCAAGAATTTTTGGTGATGCGGTTAGAAGAAGGCGGCAGAGAGATCGGCATCCTCAACCGCAAGGCCAACTTCCTGCAGAAGTGCGCAGGAGTTTACGAGCGAATTCTAGAGCGCGCCCTTCGAGATCGCCTCCAGCTGTACCTCGATTCCATTCGGGATGTGCAGGCATCCCGCTCTTACTTTCCTCCTCAGATCTACATCATCGAGAACGAAGGGCGAGCTCGTGTTGCCCACTCCGATTCACTCGGGAGGCTCACGTGGATGAACGGAGATGTATTGTGCACCTCGAAGGGTGTAGGATGTGAAGCATGAAGAAACAGAAGCTGGTTCGCAACGTTGCCCGGTGTGCCAAGTGCAACACTGTGATCGAATCTCGCTACACACACGAGTTCGTGTGGTGTGAGTGCAAGGCCATCTTCACCGACGGCGGCACGGATTACATCCGGAGAGGGGGCGACCTCGAGGCCCTCATTGATCTCAGTGAGTTCGTGGAGGTGGAGAGTTGAACCTGGTATCTCAGCGAAGTACCTGGCTCACTGATGCCCTCATCGGTGGTGGCATTACCTCGCACCAGGCTGAAGTGTTCAATGCCGCCTGGGATGCTGGTGGCTACATTGCCGGCGGTTTTGCGCGGATGGTTGGTGTTCTCGATGCCCGGGCGTGCGAGGGAATGGCGCTGTATCCCGCGTGGAGGGCTCGCGAAGGCTGGCGGGGTCTTGCACAATACACAGAGATGATGATGGAACCGCCTAGACCCCCGTGGGAGGGTAAGGCTTCAGGCAACTGGAAGTGGAGGGGAACCATCGGTGATATAGATCTCTTCTTTCCGAACGAGGCAGCCGCATGGGTTGCCATTAATCGAGTGAAATCACGTTTTGGAGCAGGAATCTACCACACAGTCACGAAAGCTGGTTACGCTCAGGAGCTTGTAATCGATCGGTGTCGATACCAGTTCATCACGAAGGTGAACGGAACACCCGAAGAGGTTCTCGGTTCCTTCGATCTCACCAACGCGAAGGTGGCACTCCTACCCGATGCGATTCTCACTGCCCCCGAGTGGAGAGAGCTGGAAGAGAAACGTACCATCGGGATCGATGTGTGGAGCAAGCCCAACCTGTTGTGGCGAGTGTGGAAGTGGGCGAAGAAACACACTTACCTCAAGCTCCGCTCGAGCGATGAAGATCGCTTCGTGAATGTGGTGTTCGATGCCCTCGCAGCCACGAAGGATGGCTCTCTTAAACGGTGGGATCGCCCTGTTACGAAGCACGAGGTCCAGCGGTTCGCGAAGATGTTCATCCATTCCTTCGAACCCTCCTCAGCCCTTAAGGCCGCGATGATTCTCGATGATTACGACAGGATGAACGTGATGAGAGACGTAATGAGCAAAGGTGTCAAATGATCAATGACGATGCTGTTAACATCACAGATCTGAAGCTGTGCTACGTTTGTCCCCGTGATCGGTTCGCGTGGTTCACCTCCATTCCGCTGGAATCGCAGTGGGGTGATGATTGGAACGATGCCCCCTATGAGCACAATGCAGGGGATCCTTACAGTGAACACAAGATTGATGGGAAGTACGTGTCCCACCATCTCGTGAAGGTGGCGTGGGATGGACCCTACAGTACTCCTGCGGACCTCGCGGGGCTCAACTCTGCCTGGAGCGTGCAAGGCATCAATCGTGGATGTGTGGCGTGGCTCGTCCCCGATGGGTGGGGTGCGAAGGATGATGCCCGCCCAATTCCGGCAGGAATCTCTCTCGTCAATTTCATCGGTGCCGTCGAGGGTGCAGGCGGCAACGTGTATCTACCCCGAAACATCTCCTGTCAGATTAACGCGATCGTTCGAGATGAACGTCTGAACGACTTCGGGTTTCAAGAACCAGGATCTAATCAGCTTTCTGAAAATCGACTTGTGAATCTTAGTATTGCAACCTGAAAGTGAGAATAGTTATGTATTTGTGGCCCCAAGAAGAGAAGAGCGTTTCTTTGCAATCGGAGATTTTGTCCGTCCAACCTTTGACAACGAGTCAGTTTACTTGTTTCCACGTGATCCCACACAGACTGTGGTCGTGGGAGAGATCATCCATGAATTTGGGCCTCCGTGGCCTCGTAATTCTACCGGCATCATTCTGGAGACGAGATTAGGTGGGTGGGTAAAACTTTTAGTCCCGAGCGGTGGTTCTGGCTGGATAGGTGACTGGAATATAGTCCGTGTAGAGTGATACTTACCCTTAGAGGTAAGTCATCCATGAAGATTGGTTCTCTTGTGACGTCAACGGAACTTGTTTACCTCGATCCGCCTGACATGGTGGTAGGGGAAGACGGAGAGTCTTCCTGGAGTGAAATTCTTGAAAGAGACTACAGGGATGTTCCATTTGGTCCCAATCAAATCGGTGTGGTAATTAGAATTAGACCAACAAACATCATGAGCAGAACTTTTTGGATTACGGTCTTGACTCCGAATGGCGTCGGTGTATGTTTTGCTGATGAATTAATAGAATTAGTGTAAGTGTAACTTTTTTAATTTCTGTGTATGATGGTGAACATGATCCCAGATTACAAGGACATACTTTCTCGAATATCAGAATCTCCCGCATGGTGGGATGCACACGGAGTTCCACGATATTGTGAGTTTCATCCGACAGAAGGTTCGAATCCATATGCTAGAGAAGTAGCGCTTCTTCTCATAGCATGTCAAGGGTGCGGTCATAAATTTAACGTAGAAGTAAGTTGGTGGGAACATTCCAGGCGATGGAATGGAGACAGGGAAGATCCGCTTTCTACTCCTTCTCGTCTTAAAGAGATTCACTACGGAGACCCGCCCAATATAAACTGTTGCTCTGCGGGACACACAATGAACTGTATTGATCTGAAGATTCTTCAGTTCTGGTCTCGCGAGAGGGCTAAGTGGGAGAGATGTCCGGAACTTGAGATAGAACTAGAGAGATTGGAGGATTATTTTGGAGATACGGTCTCGAAATTCTAACACTGAAGGTATCTCAGGCTCATACCTTCGTAATGATAATTTCCATAGATTTGAGTGTTCTTGTGGAAGTTTTGATCACAATGTAAGATTTGAGGTTGATGAGGACATGGGACACATTTCCATCTCTGTGCCTCTAAACCACTGGCTTCCCTGGTGGAAGAGGCTGTGGTTGGCAGTAAAATACGTATTCAAGAGAACGGAGAGATACGGTCATTATGACACCGTGATGTTGAACCCACACGATTATGATCGAATCCGGGCGCTGATGGATGATTCACTCGAGAAGATGAGGAATTGGTAATGAAGTTCTACAAATTGCGTGACATGAGCAACGGTAAATACTCCACCGGCGGCAACGATCCCAAGTGGGATGAGGATGGCGGCAAGGTGTGGATGAAACTGAAGGACCTGAAGGGCCACCTCACCATGTGGTCGGAGAATAACAAGGCACCTATCTCGCCCTTCTGGGAGGTGATCGAGATGGAGGTCACCGAGGTTCAGGCCTATCCTGCTGTTGCTCTCACCGGGAAGAAGAAGTGAGTTTCACATCTAAGTTCCCAGGCTTGTATAAGGGTACCTACGAGGAGGAGAGAGTTGCCTCGTGGCCGGACCTCGCGGAAGTACAACGGGTACAGCATCCCCACCCCGCGGATGCTTTTTGCTACGAAATTCCACGTGAGGATGGCCAACTTCGACCCACTCACTACACGGTGAAAGTTCCACCTAATACTCTCACAGTGTACTATCCCAATCCAGATGAGCATACAATCTTCTCGCACTTTCGACCGGGTGAAACTGTACTCTATCTCGGGGAACTCCAGGGGATGTCAAACCACGGTGTGTTTGTGGATCGCGACGGTCGGATCCGTGACGGATATCATCTGTGGAGCTTTCGTGTGATTCCTCATGAGGAGCTGTGATACTTATGGTGTGTGGATTACGAAGAGCTGTTAAGATTCTCTCTTGCTTCTAACAATAATTTTGATTGTCACATACGACCGGGAGATCTCGTAGTTGTCTCTCAGCGAAGGTCTGGTGTCGAAGAGATTATGCTTTGCATAAAACCAAATCTCAAGCCCGTTTGGATTCACGGAGGACCCTGTGTATATTCCCTATTTCTTACACTTGACGGTAAACTCGAAAGAATTCTCAACGAACTACACGTATATACTGTGATACAAGGTGCATAAACGATTCAATGCAATCGTAGAATAATCCTCTAAATAACGGAGAATTAACATGCCTGAAAATAAGAAGAAAATTAAGAAGAAGGAGCTTCTGTTACGAATTGAAGCTCTTGAAACGAAGCTTCAAATCATGCAGAATGAGGCGATGTCGCAACAGAGACAGGTACAATTACCTGTGATTCCTGACACTCTTTTGACAAGACCTGTCACAAAATGCAATCAATGTGGAGCTGAGGCAGGTGGAGTTTGCATGAGCGTAAATTGTCCGAACGGTGTAAAGATAACGTGCTAAAGAATCCGAATATACCTCCCGTCATAGGCGAATTAATACGCTCTAAATTTAGTCATGTTCACATCTGGGATGAAAACCTCGAAGAAGAAATTGATGAAGTTGGTGCTGGTCATTTTATGATTGTTCTCGCCATAGGCCACCCTCATAGACCAAAGCGACTCAATCCAAATCTCTACAGAAAAGTTCTCACTGCAAACAAAAAGATCGGTTGGGTCCATTTGGATAACTGTGAGTCCATGGCGCGATATATTTAAATTTATGAAGATCAGGATATCAGAATTAAGAAGAATTATTAGAGAGGCTATTGTTGAACAGGGATGGGTGCCCGGCAGGTGGTATCCTGGTTCTGCAGAGCCTGTAGAAGACAAAGAGGTCCATTCTATGGAGCACGGAGGGCTGGAAGAAGAAGAGAAGGACAACGATGAAGATACGTCTCTCTGAGCTCAGAGAATTAATTCAAAGGGTCCTTGCTGAAGGACCTTCAGGTCCCGGTATTTCTGCTGACCCTACGGACGTAAAAGGATTTTATCCCTATGAAATCGATCGCGGCACAGACATATTCGGATACTGGTATAAATCTCCAGGTGACAAGGGTAGTAACGACCCCATGCGTCCAGAAGACGCCGCGGAATACATTGGCTTTAAGACTAAGGGGGCAACTCCGGAAGACGCCGCAGCGGAGGCTGCTCCCGAAGTAGAAGAAGTTCCTGCTGAACCCTCTGAAGTGTAAAGTTATATGCACATATTTTAATGTTGTGACATGCTCAACGCAAAAGACATTTCTAAGCTAAAGAATTCTGTTTGGGAAGTTTTAAGATCTCCTAGAACTGTAGCTTTTCTTAAGCTAGGCGCAGCAGTAATTGGTGTAATTCATGCAATCGATGAACTGAGGGAATCACCTGGTGCGAAGAAGCAAATTGGTTTCCATCTTGATGAAGAAAATTGAACATCTAGAAGTTATATTGTAGAATAGTTTAATATTGACCGGTAGCCAAATGGTAAGGCAGGGAGCTGTTAACTCCCCTACGTGTAGGTTCGATTCCTACCCGGTCAGCAAAGGTAAAAATGGCAAGAGTTAATAACTTTGACACCAAGGCAGAAACGCCTCTACCAGAGTTGCAAAAAGCATTGGCTTCTTTAAAGCCTGGTGAAACCGTGAAATGTCCGAGTTCGAAATTAGAAATTCTCAAGATTCAAGAGAACATTACGAAAAGAAGACATGAGATACCGGGTGCAGATTCCCATCTCGAATACATTGAAGCAATGATCATTGCAGAAGCAGAAGGTAAGTTAGAGTTTAGGAAGTAGAAATACTTCGTCTTGGAAGTTTGGCCGAGTGGTTTAAGGCGTCAGTCTTGAAAACTGAAGTGGTTAATAGCCACCGCGGGTTCGAATCCCGCAGCTTCCTCTCCAATTCCCTGAAGGATTGGACACGCGTTCCTTCGTGTTAATTTCTTGTAGGTGAAAGCGATCAAGGAACAATAGATCGTGAGTAACCAATCTGGAACCGTAGCTCAGGTGGTAGAGCTGCGGACTTTTAATCCGTAGGTCGTGGGTTCGAATCCCACCGGTTCCACTATAGACTATAATAGAAACATGCCTACATACGATTACAAGTGTTTAGTTTGTGAAAAGGAATTTGAATCAGTTCAGTCAATTAAGGATGATCCTCATTCAACTTGTCCTGAGTGCAAGGTTGAATGTTACAATCGACTCATTTCCGGCGGGACAGCCTTTGTTCTAAAAGGCGGCGGGTGGGCATCAGATAATTACGCATCTAAAAAAGATTAAATCTTTTTGATCGCATCAAAAAGTGCTTGCGTGGGAGATGCAGGATCGAACAAGGGTATTCCTGCATTCTTTGCAAACGAAGTAATTGCAGAACTAGTCACAGCTCCCCAAATTCCGTCAATTTTTCCTTGATACATTCCGAGCTTTTTTAGCTTTATTTGTGCATCAGTAATTGATGATTTGTCCCATGAGACTGCAGGTTTGACACATGTAGGTCCAAACACGGGTGAAATTCCGCTGTCTAGTAGAAATAAATCTCCTTCAGCTTTTCTTCTATCGTATAGACCTTTCACGATAGTTTTTTGACCGTTCACCGTGGCTTTGCACCAATCTAAAAGTCGCTCAGGAACTTTTGAGAAATTACTTGCATTGGTTTCACGCGCAACTCCCGAGCTTGAATAAACGCCCACGCCGCAGTTGAATCCAAACGATACGAGAGCATCGAACATATTCTGAGTTAACTGAACCTTAATGTTCGTCTTGATGGAATTTTCACATTTTTTAACTTCTTCTCGAAGAAGATCGTAGGCTTTTTCTTTTGTAATTGCAACGCCGTCCGGGAAGTTGTCTGTTGGTTTTATGAGATACCCGATTCCAATTGTGCGAAGACCGGCCACATCTTTATAGGGCGTAAGAACACAACCTTCCCAGCGTTCAATAAATTTAAGACCACCAAGAGACGTCACAAGATTATCATTCATGATTCTTAAGTATTGAAGACGTACAAAATAAATTTGTACGCCCTTTCGAAACATCTTTAAATTAAAGTTTGTTATTGGAATTTTTCCATTAACTTTATCAATCTAATTCTCCTTCAGTGCAAAGATTAACTCAGAGTAGTTATACTGAGTATCCATGGCTTCAGACAAAAAGATGCTAGCAGAGGCAGCCCTCGCCGCAATCAGGAGTAAAGATATTAGAACTTTCCTTCTGGGTGCAGTTGGTTTGCGAGCAGACGGTGTTTTTGTTTCTTCAAGAAACATACCGGCTCCTGCTGCAACCTTTGAGAGAAGTCACCATGCAGAAACTAGGCTTGCAAGAAAGCTCACGCCAGGCTCTACTGTCTGGGTGGCTCGAGTATCTCGAAAAGACGGATCCTGGGCAATGGCGAAGCCTTGTGCTGGATGTGAAAGACGTCTGAGGATTGCCGGTGTTTCTCGAATCGTATATACGATTGGACCAAATGAATGGGGAGTAATCTCGTGCGAATCTTAATATTAGACGACGAGCACATCAGACACGAACAGTTTGCGAAATTTTATACTGGTGAAGATACTGTTCATGTAACAACATATGCACAGTTTGTTCATGAATTAGAAGCTGGTTCTCCGTGGGATTTGGTCCATCTCGATCACGATCTGGGCCCGGGCGATTCCTACTTGGACGGCTGGGGTGAAATTCAATTCTTTACGGGACAGCACGCAGCGAGGCGTGTATGTGAGCTTCATGATCATCAGCTGCCAGGAGAAGTAATTGTCCACAGCATGAACCCGCTGGGAGCACAAAATATGCTCTGCGATTTAAGCGCTAGAAAAATTAAAGTCAAGTGGTGTCCGTACGGAGAATTCTTAAACTCAAGGAGATGAAAAACAGTGCAATATGAGAACTTAAATGATAAGATGCCAAAGAAAAATATCTTGCTAGGACTTGTAGGAGTACTTGCAGTAGCAACAGTGGTTTACGTGATCATCAAGAATAACAATAGCAACCCAAACAAGTGAGAAAAACATGAAGAACAAGAAGAAGAACAGCAAGGATTTCGTAGAACTCGAAAACAACAACCTCCCGGATGTCGTCGATATGGACTCTCTTTCTTACTACGACGACGATCATCTTGACAAGTATCACAATCATCTTCAGGTCGAGCGTGAAAAGGCTCTTAGAGCTGGATCTGAGGTCACAGCATGGGAAGTTGAAATCTGTTATGCACAACGCGAGATGAAGATTCGCAACTCTCGCAGGTCTGCTCACGAAAAGTACGTCAGAATGAATCCTGACCTCTTTCAAGATGCAAATTTTTCTTACGAATGATTGTTTATAACGCTTAATGAAAGGCAGTCTATATGTCTTCTAAAGTCGCAGCAAGCGATGCAGGTACGCTTAGCGCTTATCTAAAAGATCTAAGATCTCATCCTCAACTTAAGCATCCTGAAGTTGTTTCTCTCTTTCAGGCTTACGAAGCAGGAGGAACTGCAGGAGAAAGAGCACGAGCCAAGCTCGTTGAAAGCAACTTGCGCCTTGTAATCTCTATCGCAAAAAAGCAAAAAGGCCACAGTATTCCTCTAGAAGATCTCATCCAAGAAGGAAACCTCGGTCTTCTTAAGGCTATTGAGAGATTCGACTACAAGAAGGGCTTTCGTTTCTCGACGTATGCGACGTGGTGGATCAAGCAGGCAATCAGCCAGCATGTACTAAAGCATAAGAGAATGATTAGATTGCCTGCGCACGTTGCGGGAATTCAGAGAAAGCTTCTTCAAGAAACAGAAAAATTCAAAAAAATGACAGGTGAGGAGCCTACTCAAGAAGAGCTTCGCTCTCTTGTTGATGCTTCTGAGACCATCATGAAGGCAACGATAGCATCGGGATATAATATTGTATCTCTTGATCAGACGTGGTCCGGCGGAGGAAATTCCACGACAGACACAAAGACTATCGGGGAAAGTCTTGAAGATTCAGATAAGAGAAAGGATCCTTTCTACAACGTTTCTTCTAAGGAGCTTATGGATGTTGTTCGACACGTTCTTTCTGGTCTGACAGAAAAAGAAGCGGCAATTCTGAAGCTTAGGTTTGGTCTTTTTGACGAAGAAGAAGTAGAGAGAGAAGACTATTCTCTCACGAAAGAAGAGGCAGAGGACCTGTCCAATGGAATCTCTCTCAAATGATTGACACAGTATTGAACTGTCTAGAGCTTGTCATATTGCTAGTTTTGTCGATTCAATACATGGGACTGAAGAAAGAAATTTCCTTTCTTGACCAAAAAATATCTAATCTTATGGAACACCAATCTCATGATTCTTCTGAAAGAGATCTAAACAGACGACTCACAGAAATACAAAATATGAGATTCTCAAGCATGGTAAGAAAATGAAAAAAATTAAAGAGGGCAAGTCTGTCTATGCAACTGTAACCTTCGACGAAGGAGTAAATTACAGAGAAATAGCTGAGATGATGACGGAGATAGGGTTCAAAATGAATCATTCATCCGCCAGAAATTATGTCTTGCGAGTGATGAGAAAGTTTGCAGAGGCGCTGTGTGAAAATTGGGATATAGATTTACCTGAACACAAGCTTGATAAGATTGTAAAGTCTCCCGGATTTCAGAAGGCCATCTGCGATCTTCTTCAAAGGCTAGAAGAGGAAGAGGAATAAAAATGCGACTTCAAAAGAAAAGTCTTTCTAAGCTAAATTTAACAGACCTCTTAAGAAAGAAGCGATCTAATTTAGAGAATTTTCTAAAAGAAACAGGTATTTTCTCTTATGAACTTTTAGTATCGAGGTGTGCCTCGATTGGAGTTGTACCGCCTTCGGAGACAGAATTTCTCAAGATTAGAGGCAGTGGTCCAGTTGCGAAAGTTTCTTCTCCGACTGAGGGAATTGTTGTCTTGGAGCCTGAGACCCCTGAAGTTCAAGAAAATTTAAACCTCTCTGTAGATGAAGTTTTTGGAACTGAAGATCATCTACAGTCTAAAAAGCGCCGAAAAATTCGAACAAAAGAATAACACATAGTGCTACACTGTGTTATAGTTAGAAACTCGATTCACAGATTTCATCAATGACAAATCTCAAAGAATCGAACAAGGAGAAGTGTAAAAATGACTAATTTGGCTATCGCTCTGATGTTGGCACTGCAAGCAAGCTTGCCAGGTATCAAGCAAGATCGGCTAAGAGTTGTGTCAGAAGACATGGTCTCGGTCGTAAATAAAGAGTTTTCGAGTGGTAAATTGCGAAGCGGACTTACTCAAAGTGATGCATTGCATATGCTTGCTGCTGTCGCCGTAGGAGAGTCTGCTCTTCGGAACGATATTGAATCCTGTAAAATTTCAGGCGACGGAGGTAAATCAGTTGGTCTCGGGCAAGTGATGAGAGGACCTAACTGGCAAGGGCATACTCGCAAGGAGATCTGCGGCGATAGAAAGCTACAACTTAAGCTTGCCTTGCACGTTCTTGACGAGTGCTGGTTTAGGTCTCCTAGCGTGAGGTCGTCTTTTATGTGCTATACAACGGGAAATCCGGAGAAAAACTCGTATGCCGCACAACACGAGTACTCTGTCTATAGAAGGGTAAGCTCTAGCATCCGCTCTCACCTAAAAGGTCAAAGAATTTTGACCTGTAATCTTGAGGGATTATCTACGTTTTACGTCAGAGAAGCAAACACGTGTGATTTGTAGACATGTTCTAGTGCATTCTTAAATCTCAATATGTTAAACCATAATCATGAAGACAATTTTCTTTATGGTTATGGTTTTTTCTATTGAATCGTACGCTGGCACCGCGGTGTGTTCACAGATTCGTGATCATGATGCAAGAATGATGTGCTTTGCAACTTCGACAGGGAGCTCTTCTTACTGCGGATTCATTAAGGATCATGACTCAAGGCTGAAGTGCTATGCCACCACGGGAAAGTAAAATGATTCAAAACGTTGAATTAAAAGACACGAAGAAAGTTATATCTCGTCTCGTGCTGCAAAAGATCTTGCAGCACGAGGTTTGTAAGTTTCTCGACAAGGCAAGATATGAAGATGTCAATAGAATTTTTCTATCTAGTGAGCCTGACAGGGAGCTTAGACTAGATTTTAAGCTGCAAAAATCTATTCAGGACAAATACTATTCAGGCGTCGCAGATTTGACAATCCGCTGGTTGATTGACGATACGGAGCAGGTAGATCCAGAAGGAAATGTCTGGCAGACATGTACGCTGAAACTGATATCCGGCGTTTCGTCTCGGTGGAACACTAACGTTTATGAAATGCTCGAGAGAGCGGAATGTTTAAATGCGCTTGCATCTCTTCTTTTAGAGCTTCATGAGATGGCAGGAAATCCTATTCAGATTCAGATCCTCAGCAATGATCAGAGAATTGCACGTGATCTTAAGAGAAAGTATGATGAGACATGTGGAGAGATATCCCGGCTCATCCGCTGGAGTGCACCAGAGCTTCGTCGAGGATTACGCGCAGGCGGCAAAGCACGCACCTTTCAGCGAGAGATCTTCACGAAGATCAAAGTGGATCCTGGACGCTACGAGTTCGAAGTGAACGATGGTTCCAACAGAAACCCGAAGTACAAGAAATACTCCGTCACGATCCCGGAGAATTCCGCCTATCTCTGTGCGATCAAGCGCGTCTCGTAGTGCAAAGTCACACTCAAAGAGAGTATACTGAGAGTCATGGAATCCGTCATCGACATCCTCGAATCCCTGGAATCTGACAACTCCCGCCTCTTCAAAGAGGAAGTCCTTCGCAACAACGTGGGTCGGAAGCTCCTGAAGCAGGTCTTCGTTGCAGTCGGCGATCCTTACACGAACTTCTACGTCAACAAGTTCAAGGCACCGAAGCCTCTCCCGCAGGCTACGACGTCGGACGACGGAGTAGTCATGGCGTTCCTCGATCTCCTCCACAACGATCTTGCTACTCGCAAGCTCACGGGCAATGCTGCCAAGGCTGCTGTGGAATCGTTCTTCTCTGGCCTCGATGCTCGTCAGGCGAAGTGGTGCACTCGCATTCTCCTCCGCAACCTGCGAGTCGGCGCTTCCGAGTCGCTCGTGGACAAGACGTGGCCCGGTGCGATCTCCAAGTTCTCTGTTCAATTGGCGGAATCCCTCGAGGCCCATCACGAGTCCGGCAAGGGCATCGTGATCGCAGAGCCGATCGATTATCCGGTTCGAGTGGAGCCCAAGCTCGACGGTCTCCGTTGCATCGCCGTCAAGCGCGACGGTTCTGTCACCATGTTCACCCGCAGCGGTTCTCCCATCGAGACGCTCCCTACTATCAAGGCTGCACTTGAGGCGGCGCCTTGGGACGACTTCGTCCTCGACGGCGAGGCGATGGGCAAGGATTGGAACGAATCGGCCTCGGTCGTGATGTCCCACAAGACCGCTAAGGACGATTCCAGTATCGTTTACAATGTTTTCGATGGCATGTTTTTTGACGATTGGCGTGATCAATCGAACGATTCTCCCCTCGAAGATCGTATTCAGCTCGTCAAGGAGCTCGTGGCTCAAGTGGCCTCGGAACACGTTGTTCAGGTCGGCGGTATCACTGCGAAGGATCAGGATTCCCTCCTCAAGTTCTATGGCAAGTGTGTGGATGGCGGCTTCGAAGGCATCATGGTGAAGAAGCTTGGTTCTCCCTATATCTTCAAACGCTCCGATTCCGTCCTCAAACTCAAGCCCGTCACCACCTACGAAGGCGTGATCGTTGGCCACTACGAAGGCAACCGCGGCTCCAAGCGAGAAGGCCTGTGGGGCGGCTTCCTCGTGGTGATGCCCAACGGTGTGGTCACGAAGGTGGGCGGCGGCTACAACGACAAGATCCGCGCTGAGATTTCCATCGATCCGGATTCGTGGCTCGGCAAGATC